GATCCGCACCGACCCGGAACTCTACGCGGCGTGTGAAATTCTCGATTCGCAAAAACGGATCGTGCATCGGAAAAGCGGAAGCATCTACCGCGCGATTAGTGCCGAGGCCTACAGCAAACACGGCTTTAACGCCTCGCGCGTGATCTATGACGAGCTCCACGCGGCGCCGACGCGCGAACTCTGGGACGTGCTGACCTCGAGCACGGGCGCGCGCGCACAACCGCTCGTGATCGGCATTTCAACGGCCGGCTATGATCGGCATTCGATCCTCTGGGAGCTCTATCAACACGCGATCAAGGTCCGCGAAAATCCCGCGCTCGACCCGGCCTTTTTGCCGATCATTTGGGAGGCGCCCGCCGCGGCCGATTGGACCGACGAAAAGGTGTGGCGCGCGGCGAATCCCGCGCTCGGCGATTTCCGATCGCTCGAGGAACTCCGCGCGGCGTGTGCGCGCGCAAAGGAAATCCCGGCACAAGAGAACGCTTTTCGCCGGCTCTATCTGAATCAATGGACCGAACAGGCGGAACGATGGCTTGCACTCGCGGCCTGGGATGCGTGCCGCCAGGCGATTGACCTCGAGGACCTCGAGGGCCGCCGCTGCTATGTCGGCCTCGATTTGTCGACGACGACGGACCTCACCGCCGCGGTCGCCGTGTTCCCGGACGACGACGGGCCGGGTTTCGCGGTCGTGCCGCATTTCTTTATCCCGCACGATCGCATCCAGGCGCGCGTCACGCGCGATCGGGTTCCCTATGACGAATGGGCCCGCCGCGGATACCTCACGACGACGCCTGGGCCGACGGTCGACTACGACTACATTCGCGAGCATCTGAAGGCCTGGCGCGATCGCTTTGACCTCCGCATGATTGCGTACGACCCCTGGAACGCGACCGACCTCACGGCTCGGCTCGAGAAACAGGACGGATTCGTGTGTGTGAAAATGCGCCAGGGCAAAGCGACGCTCTCGGCGCCGTCGAAGGCCCTCGAGAAATCGATCCTCGAGAAAACGTTGCGACACGACGGGCACCCGGTCTTACGCTGGAACGTCGGAAATGCCGCCGTCGATACCGATGCGGCTGGTAATATTCAACTGTCGAAGGCGCGATCGACGGAACGGATCGACGGGCTCTATGCGCTCGTGATGGGCCTCGAGGCGATGCAACGCGACGCGCCGACCCCGCCGAAGCAGTATCAAATGGTCATTTTGGGAGGCCGGTAGAAATGCCGGAAATGAAGCCGGGCCGCCTCTACCGTCGCGACGCCCGCGGGCGGCTCGAAGAAACCACCGACACCGAACGGCCGGAAGTCGTGATCTGCCGGCAAGTGCGCGACTACGCGCCGGCGCCCGTGCCGGCGGGCGCGTCGATTACGCCGTGCCGGTCGTGCGGCGCGCTCGTCGCGTCCGACCCGGCCGGGCCGTATCCCGACGTGCCGCGCATCTGTCAACGATGCGCCGGGATCGAACCGCTTCCGATGCCGTCGAACTAGATGCCGCCAACTCGTCGGCGCGGACGTCCGCCGCTCGACCCGTCCGATCGATCGGTGGAGCTCTGCCTCACCTTGCCCGGCCGTCGCTATGACGAGCTCTATTCGCGCGCGCGCGTGGCGCGTCTCAGCGTGCCGGAACTCATTCGACGGTCGCTCAATCCTGACAAAAAAAATAGGGAAAGTTCCCGCGGCGACGTCTGACCCGGCACACTGCCGGCGCCGTGGATCGCACGTACGCGCTCTTGCACGTCAAGGATCTGGATGACGAGGCGCGGACGATTGCCGGGATCGCGTCGACCGCAACGCCTGACCTCCACGGCGACGTGCTCGAGCCGTCGGGCGCGCATTTTCGCAACCCGCTCCCCCTGCTGTTACACCACGACAAAACGGCGCCGGTCGGGCGCGCGACGTTGCGCCTCGAGGGCGATCAGATTCGTTTCGACGCGACGATCGCGCACGTGGCCGAAGCGGGCGCCGTGCGTGATCGCGTCGACGCCGCCTGGCAATCGATCAAAGCCGGGCTCATTACCGGCGTGTCGATCGGCTATTTGCCGCGCCCTGGCGGCGTGAAATTCCTCAAACACGGCTTGCATTTACTCCAGACCGATATTTTCGAGCTGTCGCTTGTCACGATTCCGGCCAATGTCGACGCGACGATCCTTGCGGTGAAATCGCTCGACGCGCCTTATGTCGCCGCCGAACGGTCGGCCTCCCCCACGACGCGGAAAAGGACCGCGCAGCCTATGACGCACAAAGAAATCATCCAGAATTTCGAGAACAAACGGGCGGCGATCGTGGCGCGCATGGATCTGCTGATGGCTGATGCGAACGCCGCGGGCGAGACGCTCACCGGCGATCAGGCGACCGAATACGATCGCCTGGCGCTCGAGGTCAAGAGCATTGACGAACACCTGGTCCGCGCCCGCGAGCTCGAGCGGCTCAACGCCGCGGCCGCGACGCCGGTCGCCGGCAATGGCAACGGCTCGAGCGCGGCGGCGCCGCGCGTGCCGGTCGTCAGTATCCGGCCGACCGTGGAACTCGGCACGGCGTTTATCCGCCAGGCATGCGCGAAGGCGGCGTGCCGCGGCAATCTGTACGAGGCCGCGCTCTGGGCCGAACGGTGGAACGATTCAACACCCGAAGTCGCGCTGTTTCTAAAAGCGGCCGTCGCCGCGGGTTCGACGACCGATGCGACCTGGGCGAAACCGCTCGTGCAACCGGGGAATACGATCGTCGAGGAATTTTTGACGTTGCTCCGACCGGCGACCGTGATCGGCCGGATTCCCAACCTCTCGAAAGTGCCGTTCAATGTGAACGTGCCGGCCGTCACCGGCGGCGGGACCTACAACTGGGTCGGGGAAGGCCTCGCGAAGCCGGTCACGAAAATGGCCTTTGGGTCGGCGACGCTTCCGCCCTCGAAGGCCGCCGGGATCATTGTGTTGACCGAGGAACTCGTCCGCCTCTCGAATCCGTCGGCCGAACAAGTCGTGCGGCGCGAAATGATCGCCGGGATCGCGGCGTTCCTCGATTCGCAATTTCTCGACCCGGCGATCGCCGAAGTCGTGAACGTGCATCCGGCGAGCATTACAAACGGCCTCACGCCGATCACGGCAACCTCGAATCCCTACGCCGACATTCTCGCGCTCATTGGGAAATTCACGACGGCGAAGGTCCCGCTCACCGGCCTGACGATCGTCATGTCGGAAAATAACGCGCTCGCGCTCTCGTTCCTGAAGGCGGGCGGAACGACCGTGTTTCCGGGATTGTCCGCGACGGGCGGCACGATCAACGGGATCAACGTCGTGACGAGTCAGGCCGCCGGCGACATGATCATTGCGATCGCGGCGCCCTATATCCTCGTCGCCGATGATGGCGGCGTGACGGTGGACATTTCGCGCGAGGCCTCCGTGCAAATGGATTCCGCGCCCGATAGTCCTCCGATTGCGACGACGGTCCTCGTGTCGCTCTGGCAAAACAATCTCGTCGGCCTCCGCGCCGAACGGTTTATCAACTGGAAACGCGGGCTCGCCGATGCGGTCGCGTATATCGACGGCGCCGCCTACGCGCCGCCCGCGCCCTCGATGGCAACGGCGGTGTAAACATGCACCTGTTCGGCTGGACGCTGACGCTGCAACGCAAAGCCGTTGCGGCGCCGGCGGCCGCCGGGCCGCTCTCAAGCTACGGATCGGGCGGCTGGTGGCCGATCATCCGGGAACCGTTTACCGGCGCGTGGCAACAGAACGCGGACGTGCGCGGCGAGACGGCGCTTTCGTATTGGGCCGTGTTCGCGTGCACGACGCTGATCGCGTCGGATATTGGGAAACTCCGCTTGCGCCTGGTCACACGCGACGACGCCGGCGTGTGGACCGAAACGACGAACCCGGCGTATTCGCCCGTCCTCCGCAAGCCGAACCGCTATCAAACGATCCTGAAATTCGTCGAACAATGGATCACGTCGAAACTGATTCACGGGAACGCCTACATCCTGAAGGAACGCGACGCGCGCGGCGTCGTGAAAGCCTTGTATGTGCTCGACCCGCGGCGCGTGACGGTCCTCGTCGCGCCCGACGGCGCCGTCTATTACCAATTGAACCGACCGGATCAGGATCTGACGGGCCTCATGGTCGACGGCGGCGCCGTGACCGTGCCGGCAAGCGAAATCATCCACGATCCGATGGTGACGCTGTTTCACCCGCTCATCGGCGTGACGCCGCTCTATGCGTGCGGGCTCGGCGCCGTGCAAGGCCTCACGATTCAAGCGACGTCCAATCAATTTTTCTCGAGCGGATCGAATCCCGGCGGCGTGCTCTCGGCGCCGGGCGCGATCGCCGACGACACCGCGAAACGGCTCAAGGATTATTGGGACCAAAACTATAGCGGCGCGAACGTCGGCAAAATTGCCGTCCTCGGCGACGGCCTCAAATACGAACCGCTCTCGGTCAACGCTGTCGACGCACAGCTGATCGAACAATTGCGCTGGACCGCGGAAACCATCTGCGCCTGTTATCACGTGCCGTTCGCGCTGATCGATTCCTCGAAAGGCACACCCGACAAGCCGGAAGCCCTCGTGCAGCAGTATTACGCGCAATGTTTGCAAACGCTCACGACGTCGCTCGAGCTCAGTCTCGACGAGGGCCTCGACCTGGCGCCGGAGCTCGGGACCGAGTTTGACGTCGACGACCTCGTGTGTATGGACACCGCCACGAAAACCAACGCGGCCGCGGACACGATCGGCGCCGGCGCGCTGTCGCCGAACGAAGCGCGGTTTAAATACTTCGGCCTGGGGAAAGTCAAAGGCGGGAATTCGCCGATGGTGCAACAGCAGTATTACTCGCTGGCGGCCCTGGCGGCACGCGACGCC